TTCAACAAGGAGCCGAAGATGTAATGCGCGGTTGTTAATCCGTACCCTTTAAAATTCTTTTAAATACCCTTATGAACAAATGGACTAAGGCCCTGGGGGCGATCTTAATTATCGGGCTGCTTTCATCCCCCGCCTGCACAGCCATGCTGACAATATCCAAAGCCTCGGGTATTCCCTGGTTCGTGATGCTGGCGGCTGCTTACCTCCTTTATCTTATTTGCCCCAAAGCGCGGGGGGTTATGACGGCAGGTATCCAGGTGGAAATTTGGGAGCGAGATATAGTCGGCAACCTCTTTAAGAATAACGATTTTCTATTGCAGGCTTACAATGCCGACCAATATGTGTTGCAGGGGAAGGTCGTGCATATCCCGCAGGCGGGTGGACTGCAAAACGTGGTGAAGAACCGGAACGCTCTACCGGCTACCGTTACACAACGTACGGACGTGGACATTACGTATCCCCTGGACGAGTACACGAGCGACCCCTTCCTGATCTCGAACGCGGAAACGGTGGAGCTGTCCTACGACAAGCGGATGAGCTTAATGACAGAGACCATCTCGGCCCTCCGTCAGACGGTGGCCGATACTATCCTGATCAATTGGGCACCCTCCAATGGCTTCCAACTTCTTCGTACTTCCGGGGGCGCAGCCGCAAAGACGGCCGCCGCGTATACGCCCGGAGCTACGGGGGTTCGAAAGACCCTGAGTGTCCTGGACGTGATCGCCGCGCAAGCGGCCCTGGACGGGCAGAACATCCCCGACGACGACAGGTATGCGCTACTCGATGCGCAGATGTATAGCCAGCTCCTGGCGGAATTGAGCCAAACGCAATACCGCGACTTTGCCAGCGGCCAGGACCTTGCCAGAGGGATCATCGGGGAAATGTACGGTTTCAAATTTTACAAGCGCTCGTCCGTCTTGGTGTATGACGGCACCCCGGTCCCGAAACCCTACGGCGCTGCAGGCGCGGCCACCGACAATGCCGCCTCCCTGTTCTGGCAGAAAAATTCCCTGGAGCGGGCGCTTGGTGAGGTGAAGATGTTCGAGCGCATGAATGATCCGCAATACTATGGCGATGTATACAGCGTGCTCTTGCGTATGGGCGGTCGTATCCGCCGTAATGATGGAAACGGGATAATCGCGATGGTTCAACAATAACAAACTTACGGCCCATGAGCAACAGCACAGAAACGAAGGTGAAGGCGCTACTGACAAACGCCTTGCTTTCCCTCATAGCGGGTTTAATCACCCTTTTCGGCACGATCACCTTCAACGTGTTCAAAAGCATTAACGAAAAGCTGGATACTCTTGCCACCAGGGAGGTGCGGACCGAGAAGGACATCGAGGCGCTGAAAAGTAGCCTCAGCGATCAGCGGGAAGAAACCCGCAGGCTAAGTAATGACGTCAATTTTTTACATACCATCCAGGAGGCCGAAGCTGATCTCCTGGATAAACTAAAAGCCAAAAGCAAATGAAACAATTCATGGAAGCCGTGAACAACTTCTTTAGCCATATCGGCAGAGCGCAGATCACCAATATCATTGCCCTGGTCAGTGTCCTCGGAGTATTCGGGTTGCTGTTCCTCCTTTGCTTCCGGGCGATACCCGCGGCGAACAGTTCGCTTATGTACATGGCGGTGAGCCAAGTGCTCGGCCTGGGCTTCGGTATCGTGATCGGCTTTTACTTCGGGTCGAGCAAGACCGAAGCGGACAAGAGGAATGGCTCCGACAAAACTGTGTAACCCGTAACCCGTACCCTATGCTTTCAAATTTCCGAATCAGTCTGTCGCAATTGCTGACAATCGCCCTGGTAGCCGTCTGCTGTCTCCTGCTCCTGGACCGGTGCGGGATGCAACGAAAAGTCGCCAAGCTCCAGAATGAAAAGGTTTACCTGCATGATACGGTCGAGACCTATTTAGATGCCGCTGGCCTGGAGCATTCGCAAATACCGGAACCGACGCTTACCCCATCCGAGGTAAAGGACCTTCTACCCGAGCAGGCAAAAAGCCTCTCCGGCAAATTGGGCGAGAAGGCGTCCGACTTCAAAAATTTGGTCACGGCAACCACGCAAACCAGCCAGGATATTGCTACGCCTACAATTATTCACGACACCGTATATGCAGGTAGTGACTTTGCCCCTGGCTTCCATTATCGTGACCAGTGGATAGACATAGAGGGGACGGTCCTGAAGGATACGGTCGATCTCAAATACACCATTCGGGACAGCCTATGGTTTACAACTTACTGGAAGCGGACCGGCTGGTTTTCTAAAGAGCTTTTGCTGGACGGCTTCTCGTCCGATCCGCATACCAACATCACAGGGATAAAGGGAATTAACCTCGACCAGGAGCGACGCCCCGTAAGGCTGTCGTTCGGCCCTGTGATTTCTTACGGTCTGGTAAACGGGCAATTCAAAACCACGATTGGCGTGGGATTACAATACAACCTAATTCGTTTTTAATGGAACTACTCATCAAGCGCACTTATTACGAGGATGGCACCAATGGGGAGCTATTCATCGACGGGGTACACAAGTGTTTCACCATTGAGCTGCCGTGGCATAACAACGACCACGGGATTAGCTGCATACCGGAAGGCCGGTATCACCTGGGCAAACGCAATACTGCCAAATTCGGCAATCATCTTCTCGTGGAGAATGTGCCTGACCGCTCGTTTATCCTCATCCACCCCGCAAACGATGCCTTGAAGGAATTGCTCGGATGCATCGCCCCTGTTACTGTATTGACCGGTCCCGGTCGTGGAGAAAAGAGCCGCATGCAGCTCGACGATATTGTTCTGGCCACCTATGGCGCGATGAGTCGCGGGCAGGACGTTTGGTTAACTATTCAAAAAGCATAACGATGGACAAGAGTAAAGCTATCGAATACGCAAAGCCATTTTTCACGACGTGGCCCAAAGTGGACACCTTTTATATAACCACCGATGGACAAGCATTTTTCTCTGACCAAGACGCTCAAGCGCATGCAGCCGGTACTCGGAAAGATAAGACCGTTATTACAGTACTTCGTCAGGATATTGCTGACCCTGCTCCAACGGGTGAGGGCGTGGAGCCGAAGGCCAGCGCAAAATGATAAGCCCCTTCCGTAACCGTTAATCCGTACCCCCCATGTCTTTACCTAAAGTTACCATAGACCTCTCGACGGGCAACCTCGGCCTTGTTGGAACCAATGACGACGGGATCGCCGCGCTGATCCTTATAGCGGCTACGGCGGGGCTTTCCAATATCAACACCCCAACGCGGCTCACTAAGTTTGCGGATACGCTAACACAATTCGGCATCACACAGGCGGCTAATCCTTTCCTTTATACGCAGCTCCAGGAGTTCTATAACGAAGCAGGGGACGGAAGCCCGCTCTGGACGATCATCGTCCCGGATACCAACACTATGACGGGCGTCCTTGATCCTACCAATGCCACCGGGGCCGGTCGTCTGCTTCTGGATACCGCTGCCGGGGCGGTCCGGCTCCTGGGGATTGCCAAGCTGCCGCCTGCCGGTTACGACCAGACCACCAACGACCTCGACCCGGACGTCTATACCGCCATCCCGAAGATGCAGGCGCTCTTTAGCTATTACTTTGACGGGAGCACCCGGTTCGTTCCCTTCCGCGCTCTGATCGAGGGGCGGGGATATGTAACGCTGGACGGTGTGCAGGACATTACCACTAAAGCCTCTCCCGCAGTAGGTGTTGTCGTTGGCGGGTCCATGAACGGGGGGAAGATGGCGTCCGTTGGGCTGGTTCTTGGTAGGGCGGCTAAAATCCCGATCCACCACAATCTCGGCAGGGTGAAAGATGGACTACTCAGCGCAAGCACCATCTATTGGAACGATCTTCTGTACAGCCAGGTTGAATCATCCATCGGGAACCTCCACGATCTTGGGTATATCACCTTCCGGCAGTTCCCCGGCAAGAACGGATTTTTCATAACGGACGACAACACCGCCACCGCGTCCACCGATGACCTGAGCTCGTTTGCCCGTGGCCGGATCATCGACAAGGCGATCCGTACCACCTACGCCACATACGTTAATGAGCTAAATGAGCATTTTGACGTCGATTCCAGCGGTCGTATTGCTCAGCCGGTCATAAAGTATCTCGAGAATGAGATCATTCAGGCCATTCAGGATGCGGAGGGGGCCAGCCTGAGCAGCGCGGACAACGCGGTGCAAGCGTTCATCGATCCGAGCCAGAACGTGCTCAGCACGAATACCACGAAGGTGCAGGTTCGGCTGATTCCCAAATACTATAACAAGGAGATCGACGTAGACCTGGGCTTCACTAACCCCCAGGTGGTCACCAATTAAAGACCTTTTAATACCCGGATCAAATGGCAGAGTATTTCAATAGTTCCGAATACGCCTGGAGCGACTTGCAGGTGGTCCTGAATGGCAATATCATCACCGGCATCCGCGGCATTAAACACAGCCAGGAGCAGGACCTGGAGGAAGTTTACGGCGCGGGTGTACAGCCCCTGGCCATTCAGGAGGGCAACATCAAATACGAGGGGGAGATCACTTTGCTGAAAATGGAGGCCGATAGCCTCGAGACAGCCGTACTCGCTGCCGGGTATCCCTCCGTCCTGAAGGCAAAGGGCCTATCCATTGTTGTTCACTTCGAGAACGACGAGGGGTACGTAAATACGAAGATTGTTTCCCAACTGAAGATTAGCAAATGGGAAGAGGCGATGAAACAGAACGATAAGTTTATGGAAATAACCGTACCCTTTAAAGCGCTGTCCATTCAAAAAGTATCTTAGTACACCACTACATTAACGCTACAATCATATAGCCATGAGCAACGAAAAGAAAACGCCCCGGTCCGGCGAACTTCCCCCCGACCAGGAGAGCCAGCTAAAGGAAAAATACCCAACCCTTTTCAAATTGGAGTTTGAGGATAAGGTCGCCTATCTGCGTAAACCGGACCGTGCAACCTTAAAGGCCGCGATGAGCAAGGTGCTCACTGACCCCATAGGGTTCGCGGAGGTTATCCTCAAAAACTGTTGGCTGGACGGGGACGAAGCCATAAAGAAGGATGAAGAATACATAATGGGGGCCGTATCCCCCTTGAATAATATCGTCAATGCCCGCACCGCCGAGCTGGTAAAGCTCTAAGGGAGGCTTCAGGTAAGTATGAGGACAACCCGATCCTCTATTTCGATGTCCAATTGCAATACCACCTGAAGATCGACCCCTCCCGGCTGGACGACGACGAGTGGGCGGCGACCATTAAGATACTGGAGAACATTCGGAAGGCGGAGGCCGGGAGCCTCCCCAAATTGTAACACCCTATGAACGTTCAGGAGTTCGCCATCAAACTAAAGGATCAAGTTACGGGTCAAATGGGCCGTGTGGTCAGCATGACAGAGAGCGGAATGGGCAAGTTTGTCCGTAGCGTAAAAATGGGCGAAGATGAGTTAGAAAAGTTTGCGCATAAGGCCGAAACCCTTAAGGACCGGATAGGCGAAACCTTCAGAGATCTTCTCCACGGGCTTACCCCCTTCCTGGCGGCTTTCGGTGTCGGCGCATTAGTCGAGGGATTGGGGGAGGTCGCCATCCACGCGGAGCAGACACAGGTGCAGTTTGAAGTCTTACTCGGTAGCGCCTCGAAGGCGACCACCATGATCAAAGACCTGCATGCCTTCGCCGACACAACGCCTTTCCAGTTCAACGATCTGGCCGAGGCGTCGAAGACCTTGCTGTCCTTCGGGGTCAGTGCTCAAAATACTTTGCCGGTACTGAAGCGCATCGGCGACGTGAGCGGAGGCAATGCCGAGCGGCTGCAAATGCTGTCCTCCGCCTTCGGGAAGGTGGCCGCGTTCCAGCGGCTGACGGGTAGGGAGATGATGGAGTTTATTCATGCGGGATGGAACCCGTTGCGG